TAAACCTAATCTTTCAACTAAACTTGCACCCGGTCCAGTATAGTTAGGGTCCGCCATAGCAGCTTCAATTTGAGTACCACTTAAACCATACTTATCACCTAAAGTCTTTTCAATTCTACCTCTTCGTTTATCAAATGTACCTTTATCTATTTTATTAAGATTATATCCTGCCATAATACCTCCAGCAGTATTATAATCATCAGTAACAATTCTACCTATATCGTCTGTAAATATACCTGCACCTCTTGCTTCATTTTCCATAATAGCTCTTCTATTCATGTCAAAAGGAAATATATCTTTAAGAATATTAGCACCTGTCACTAATGGTCCTACACCTGGAATCATGCTCATTAAACCACCCATTTTTTGTTGCATTGCAGATGGATTGTCATAAAAATAACTTTGATTCATATCCATTTGTTTTAAATCTGCCATACTTGGATTCATTCCATACTCTGAATATCTTCTAAAACCATAATCGGGTTTATAGTCACTTCTTATCTTACTCATGTCTGTATTGTAAAAATTAATACCATCTCCTAAAGTAGATAGACCTGAGCCTTCCGGGGGATTTGGAGTTGTGCCACCTCCACCACCACCACTTTGTGGTATTTGAAACGGATTTAATAGATACTGACTTTGAGGTATGTATTTATACCCTGCATCGTATACTTGTTGATCGTATGGACTCATTATTCCTCTTTATCCTCGTCAGATGATGCACCTAATGGTGGCATCGCTGCTACTTTAATTTTTAAAGATCTTGTTACAAACTCTCTTTGTGTAGGTGAGTTTGGATCTGCAATATCGTCCTCTGCTTCTTTGTCTGAATTGTATTCGTAATTTGTTTGTGTATTTCTTAACACGACTTCAGTTTCACATTTTACAGTGGGTACTTTTTTACCGTTAATTTCTGTATAAGTTACTTCTGATTCTTCTATAAACGCCATAAATCTCCTTAATCTCGGTTTATTTCAAGTATTGCACAAGTGCCTTCAAATATATTAGCAGAACCTGCTTGTAATTGCAATTTATCATTCTCCTCTAATACAATTGAACCATCAGATATTGACTGAGAGTTACCTGAATTTACAGTATGTTCTGCAAATTGAAACGCTGTAGTTACAGAATTATCATACAAAAAAGCTTTTATTTCTGTATTGGATGCTCCAACATTTGCAACATGTATATTTTGTACTATAGCTCGAGAGTTAGAAGGTACTGTATACACGTCTGTAACATTAGTAGTTGTTAAATCAAATTGAGCATTTTTATAAATATTAGCCATTGTTTCCTGAAGATTTAAACCAAGTAAATCTTTCTGCCTCCTGTTTTAATTCATCTAAAAATGTAGAATTTAATTGTTCCACAATTAAACTGATCGTTCTGTTAATTTGTTTTTGATTAGAAAAATCATATTCTTCTTTTGGTTCTGGTAATCTTACTACTATCTTAGCCATTATCTACGCCCATCTGGTTGCACATCTATTTTAAAAGTTCCAAACCTCCACGTTTGTGAAGTAGAATCATTTTCTATTTTTATATTAACATATCTACCTCTAGCTCTTGTGTCTTTTTTATCGGTAGAAGAATTAATTGTAAAAGGACTTAAACTTGTTGTTGTATCTGATTGTTGAGGATATCTTTTAACAGCTAACGTAACTTTAGCATTTCCATCCAGTGTTTTAAAATCAGGTACAAATCTTCTCATTGCAAGAAAGGTTTCTCCTGACACAGTAGGCATCGTAGATGTTTGTCCAGGCGACATTCTTTGTCTTTGTTGTAAATCAAAGTCATAAGATTTAACAAATGAAGTTACTGTTGTTGTAGTACCATCTGGATTAACTTGATCGGTTCCCACTTCATGTTCAAACAATATTGTCTGACCTAAACCAGATTGACCAACAATCACTGGAAATGTTCCAGAATTATTTTCATTATACTTAGTTGCAAAAGGTTTAGGATAAACTGTTGCATCTATCCAAGTTGTTCTAGCTTCGGTGCCAATGTACCAAATACCTCCCTGCATTCTTTCCCCATAATTAAACACTACATATTGATCATTATATTCAGAACCTGTTGATGGATAATACCAAACCACTTCTGTAAATTGATTATTTAAACCAGCATATATTTGTTGTCCTTTTGTTGTATCTGCCTGGTCGTAAACATAATCTTCAACAGAACAGGGCAAAGATTTAACAGTACCATCAAACATAAAAAAACCATTTGGTGACATCCAAAATGCAGCACCATCTATCTCGACAGCCGCATTTTTACCAATTAAACCACAGTTTGTACCTACTTGTTCGAAACCAAATGTAAACGGAGCTCCAATAAATTTCATGGTATATAAAGCATTATCTGTCCAAACTAAAATTGTTTCTTTAGCTTTTAATGCGCCCATGATTTTAGTACCGTCTTGCAATCTTTGTGTACCTGCTGAATTAATTGCGGTTACAGTGTAGTCGTTAATATCTTCTTGTTCTGAAAACCTAATAAACATATCGTCTTGAGTAGAGGTTGTTCCAATAGTTGTTTCAGTTCCAAGATGAATTAAGTGTCTTGTTGTTGGAGATATTAAAGTTACTCTTGTTGCAGTTGGATTATTAGATGTAGAAAAACCAGATGTAGATGTAGATGCACGTGTTGTTAGTCTTGCAGTTATTCCTGCGTTCCATGTAAAAGTTTTACCATTTGCAATAGTTGCAACAAGCACCTGACCAAAATTACTTAATGACCATAAACCTGGCTCAAGAGATACTACTGCAGCTGAAGCAGCTTCTCCCCAATCTACAAAGTCTGCAGCGTTAGTAACTGTTGCAGCATCAGCATGTGCAGCTCTTGTAGAACCATCTGCTGCTCTAGTAATACCAGTTAGATCATTTGAAGAAATACCGGTATAAGAAATTATTTCTGTTCCAACTTGTATTCTACCAGATGCAGGAAAACCTGATGTAGACGTTAAACTAATATTAGTCGCGGACCCATTATTACCATTTGTGTTATCTCCTAACGCGCCATCTAAATCATTTGTTAATGCAGTAGAAACAGTTCCATTCCATTCTGATACACCCCAACCATATCCATATGATTGTGCTGCAGCTCCGACAGGTTCATAAGGAATTACACTACATGATCCACCGCCTGCAGCGCCGGTTGTAGTTTGTGTTCCAGTTACAATTGCAATTAAAGAAGATGTAATTTTTGTCACTTGAAATAATTTATCTTCAAAAGCAGCATCAGTTAAACCAATACCACTTGGTACAGTTACGTTATCCAATAAAATAATATCTCCTGATTGTAGATTGTGTGCTGAAGAAAATGTTAAAGATACTTCTTGACTTTCACTTGCAGCAGACATCACAACACTACCTATTGTAGATTTTACAGGTGTAATGTCGTACAACTGACCTTCAAAATAGATAAGTAAAAATTTATCTGTTCCAATTGCAACATACCTGTTTCCGTCTAAGTCTACAAATGCAAACTGTCTTCGTGCAACTCCACAAATACTATCTGTAACAAGTGATGACCAGCCACCAACTTTTTCAGGTAAACCATATCTAAAACGCACATTGTCGGAGTCTATCCAACGAAATTCTGCGCCAGATTCTGTATTTTGTTTGTCAATTCCTGGAAGAACTTTAAAATCAATAAGAGCCATCTGTCAGCCCCTATATCTTATCTTTGTAAGCCCAGCCTCTTGTTGCATTAACATATACTAATGTAAATGCTGCGCCATTAGTTGATACAGTTAGATTGGAAGCTGAACCCAATACGTTAGATCCATTTCTATTTATTGTTAAATTGTTAGAACCAAAACCATTTCCACTATCAATAAATGTAACCTCATTACCTATAGCAGGAGAAGCTGGCAATGTTATTGTAACAGGAGCATTTAAACCGCCACCAGTACCTGTCGTATTAATTAACAATTGATCTCCATTTACCGCAGTATAAGCACTAGGTATTGTATAATAACCTTTTGTAATAGGTCCTGAACTAATGTTTGTACCATCGGAATATAAAACCATTTTAGATCCAATAGGCATTGCTACACCTGTTCCAGATACTGTTTTAACTGTTAATGTATAATTTGATGAAGATCTCGCTGTTGCATCTTCTACAACAAAAACTCTTTCAGCAGAATCTGGCATAGTTACAGTTCTATTTCCTGTAAGTGTACCGGTTAATTTGTAATATAAATTCTTACCATTTGATACAGCAAAGTTGTCTAACGCTAATGCAACATTAGATGACGCAACATCTAAAGATAAATATCCCGAAGCTGCTTGTTCTAATATTTGTAAGTTAGTATTTGTGATGGTACCCCATGTACCAGCTTTTTCACCTGTTGTTATTAATTCTAATTTTAAATCACTTGACGTACTTGATGCCATAATTCTCCTATGCGTCTGGGTCTACTGGTACCCATGTTTGATTTACCCCTGGAGGTATCGGGTTCCATGATATCACAGATACCGACCCAGTTGCAACATTTATTTGAAATCCTGTAGCCCCTATTTTTTGATCAGGTATAGTTGCTATTGTACCATTTGCAACATTTATTTGATTACCTGAAACAATAACAATTGGACTTACGACATTGCTTCCAACGTCAGAAAAAGGTGCTTGTGCAAATGTAGTTGATCCAAAA